TATTATTTAGTTTATTTATTTTAACAATAGGATGTGCAAGTAATGTTGGATATGTTAAAGATATTGCAGAAATTCCAACAGCAGTAGTCGTTGAAGAAGTTAAAGCTGAAGAAGCAACAAGAGTAGTTGACCTTTCTAAAGCAATAATTGAAGGAATTGTTCTTTTTGATTTTGATAAATTTAATATTGATGCAAATGCTAAATTAGTTTTAGATGATATTGTAGCTGAAATGAAAGACGCTTCAGATACAATTATAGTATTGGCTGGTCATACTGATAAACATGGTTCTAATGAATATAATGTAGTTCTTTCAAAAAATCGTGCTGAGTCAGTTGAAATGTATTTGATTAAATCAGGTATTTTATCTAATCAAATTGTAAAGACTGAATGGTTTGGTGAAACACAATTAATTTCTGGTGCTACAGACCATCAAAACAGACGAGTAATTATTCTATCTGTTGATGATAAATAAATTATTATATTAAAAAAGTGACATTATTTTACATTTTGTCACTTTTTTTATGTTTACATTTTATTCTGGGTGTGTTATTATTTTAATAAGTTGTAGAAAAAATAAAATAAAAAAATATAATCTATACAACAATAAAAATATAAAGATTGGCTACAACTGATGTTTGTATAGAGGGAGAGAGGTATATGAGTAAATGGATAAATAAAGACCTGTTTCAAGATTTTCAGAAACAGAAGAAAAGTGAGGCGGACGCACCACAGACTGGCGGGGTAAGACGAAGTGATTTAGTATGGAAGACACCTGAAAAGGGAACTGTTGACAAACCAAAGGTATATGAAGGAAGGTTTGTACCAGACAAAAAAGGAAATTTTTATAAGAAGTATTCTTATCATATGTTTTTATGTGGTGATAAATGGGCTTTTTCAATTTGCCCAAAGACTTATAGCTTTGACAATTATTGTCCTTTTTGTTCAGCAACATCAAAGTTGTATCAAGGTACTGCAGCAGATAAAAAAGTAGCTTATAATTATAAGAGAAAAGATAAGTTTGTTGGTAACTTTTTTATTACTAGTGACCCACGAGATGTTGAGGCAGAAAAAGAAGACAAGGTTGAGAAAACTATAAAGCTTTATGAATTTCCAGCAAAAGTGGAAATAAAATTGAAAGAAGAAGTAACTGATACCAAGAATGGGTATGGTTATAAAATTTTTGACCCAGGCGAAGATGGACATAATTTCATTCTTAAAGTTTTGGCAACTAAAAAAGATGCGAATGGAAAAGTTTGGCCTGATTATAGTTCTTCAACATTTGCAAGAACTTCAGATGCAATTGGTAGTGATGCTGAAATTGATAAAATTATGAAGTCAACTACTGATTTAGATGAGTACATTAAGAGTCTTGAAGTTGGTGAAGAAAAAATTAAGGAATGGCTCAAAGCAGAAATGCTTGATGAACTTGTAGAAGATGAAATGAAAAGAGCAAGTGGAGCAAAAGAAGTCGCTGATAAAGCTATTGAAAAAGATGACGTTGATGATTCTATATGGGACGATGATAAAGAAGAAGAAACAAAAGATTCGGACCCAGATGGTGACGGTGATTTGAGTGATGAAGAATTATTAGATGAACTAAAAGATATGTAATAGGTAAAACATATAAAAAATCCAAAGACCGTAAAACGGGGGTGATTTGGAACCTAATGTTTTAATACTTGATATAAATAGAATAAATTATAATAATAGATAACTAATAGAGTAATAGTATAATGATAGTAGAGGAAAATTTGTTGATGGAGAATTGATATAGCATTTCGTGGAAGTCAACAACAAAACTAAAAGAAAAACCCCACGATTTCTAGAGTTGATGGGGTTTTTTTATTTTTGTTATATAAATATAAATAAATATAACAAAAGGAGTAAATTGTGAAGGGAAAAGGAAAAGGTTCTGCTTGGGAAAGAGATATATGTAAATATCTTTCTAAGTGGGTGCAAGGAACAGAAAAACCATATTTGTTTTGGAGACAACCGTTGTCAGGTGGTCTAGCAACAATAAGTGAATTAAATAAGGACTTATCAGGTGATATAAGATCAATTTCACCAAAGTCTGAGTGGTGGCCGTTTAGTGTAGAAGCAAAAAATGGATACCCAAAAACTAGTTTCTGGCAGCATTTTAAAAATTTAAAGAATTTTAATATTGCGGATTTTTGGATACAATGTACAGATGATGCAAAAAAATCAAATAAATATCCAATGTTAATTTATAGAAAATTAAGACAAAAACCAATAGTTGGTATAAATAGTACAGTAGATATTTTATTAGCACCAAAATTAAATAATCTTTGTTCAATACAAATGAATTGGAATAATTTAGAAAGTATAGTATTTTATAATTTTAAAGATTTTTTTAATACAATAACACCAGAGGATATAAAAGGAATAAGTTCATGAAATTAAATTTGAGCCCAAATGAATTTGCTGATTTGGTAGCAAGCTTCTTATTTGATAAGATGTTGAAACCAGATAAAGTAGTACCAAATAATGAAATGTTCAATGAGTTTATTGATAAAATGATTGGAAAGGGAGCAAAATCATTATTAATGTCATATTACTTAAACTTGCCATCTGAGGCTAGGTTAGATTACAAACGGATTAAAGATGTATTTAAAGGTGGTAGTAGTACACATGAAATTAGAATATTACCAGAAGATAAGAAAGATAAAAAGGATAAAAAAGAAAAAGGCGGATTGGTTAGAAAGGCTATAAAAATTGTCAAGAAGCTTTTAAGAAAAGAGGATGTTTCAAAAGAAGAATTAAATTTACTTCTTGAAACTGTAGAAAAGGAGGAGTAGTATGGGAGAATTAGCAGGTGATTATCATAACTCACCAGAAGCGAAAATAGCAAGAGATAATGAAGTAAGTGTACCACCTGATGGTAAAGTAAAAACAGATGTACCAGATGTTTTTGCTGATGGAGAAAGAAATGGAATACCATTATTTAAGGTGTCAAAAGATGAATTTTATCAAAATATGAATAGTGGTAGACAAAGACTTAGATTTAAAGCAGGAACTTCAGCATCATCATATATGAGAAATACAAAATATAATAGACCATTTTGGATTGAAAATCAAGAAGATGGTTATATTAGAAAAATCAAATAAATGAAAGGACCATTAATAGTATAATGTATATTCACATACCAGTAGAAATAGAAGTTGGAAGCATGGTTCATGTTGTGCTTTTGGAGGATGTTAAAAAAACTCATGTTAATGTTATTGGTAGATGGTGTGAAGTTATTAAGATCAATGGTGATATATTAAAAGTAAAATATCGTAATAAAGAGTTTGTTGTAGGACTATATGCGATAGAATTATTTGTTTTTGGTGGTCTTCCAATACAAAATAGAGAGTTTGATATTCAAAGAGTATTAAAAAAATAAGAAAAATGTTTACAAATTACTAAATTTATAGTATAATATTGAAATAAAGTTAAAATTGGAGGCTGTGTAAATGAGTGAACGTGTTACGATGTTGTTTGATTTCAATAACTTGCTATTTAGAAATTTTTTTATAAAAGATGTTGGTGCAAACACAGAAAACCCAGATTATATGCTATGGAGATATAATGTATATAATTCAATATACCAATCGTTATGGAAGGTCAAAAAAGTTAAAGAAGTAATTTTAGCTGTTGATGATAAAAGTTCATGGCGCAAATCATATTTCCCACGATATAAAGAATCAAGAAAAAAACAACGAGATAAAACAGATGTTGATTGGCCAGCATTGTATAATCAAATCAATAAATTAGTTGCTGATATGAAACATTACATGCCATTCAAAACAATAAAAATCAGGTCTGCTGAGGCAGATGATGTTATTGCAGTGGTATGTAAATATATTAAGAATAAATGTATTATTGTATCAAATGATGAAGATTATAAACAACTCAATTCTAATAGAGTAAAGATATACCACCCTTCAAAGAAAGAATACTTACCCTTTAATAATCCACAAGAATTTCTTTTAGAAAAAATAATGATAGGACAAAAGAAAGATGATATATTTAATATTATAACGCCTGATGATTGGGGTAAGACAAAAGAAACTGAAGGTAAAAGAAAACCAGGATTTGGACCGGCTGCGTTTAATAAAGTGATAAATGGTGTTGGTGTTAAAGATTGGTTAAAAAATCCATATAAAAATAAAATATATGGTACTGTGGATTTAGAGAAGAATTTTAAGAGAAATCAAATACTTATAGATTTTAATAAGATACCACGTACAATAATTAATAGAATATTAGAAGCATATGAAAATGTTAATTTTCCACCACCTTCTAATATGTATCAGTTCTTTAAAATTCATAATATGCGTGGTTTTCTTGAAGATTTTACTCAAGTAGAGAATAAGCTTTTACAGTACTCAAGTAGAGAATAAGCTTTTACAGCTTTATTAAAGAGATTAAATTTATGAGCAATCAAGAATATAAATGGGAAATAGAAGTTTACATGGAGATGTACCAATTATGTTTTACCCCATGTAGTCTTTATTGTTGTTTAGATTTAGAAAGGAATATATTATAATGGCAAAGAAAAGTAAAAAGGTATTAATAGAATATCTTATAGATGAAGATGAAATAACTGTTAAATCAGAATTTAGAGACCCAGCAAGAACTTTAAAACTAATTCAGATGGGAATGGAGAAATGGATAAATGAAAATGGAGAAATGGATAAATGAATATATTGGACGTGTTTGTCCACATTGTGATGAACGAGTTGGTGAAAACTGGGAATATTGTAGTTATTGTGGAAAGGAATTATAATGGATAAAGAACCTATTTTTGATGATATTTATTGTATGCCTGAATGTCCATTTTTTAAAGAATATGAACATCCATATTATTCAGTTAGTGCGTGGTGTTTTAAATTAATGAAAGAACTTGGTTATTATGATTATTTTATAGCTAAATGTCAAGAAGATGAAAATGATAATGAGTAAATTTAAAAATATGAAAAATCCTGTAATGTTATCTAAAAACGAATATTTATTATTACGATCTTTTATTCCAATTTGGGCTATAACACCTATTGAAGGATTAGACCCTACAATGTATGGAACAGGTTCTTATAAAGGTGATAAAAAAGTTGCTAATAGATTGAAATTGCTTCACGAAAGAGTGTTTCCAGGTGATTTTACAGAAGAAGATTTTGAAGTATTTTACCCAGAAAACGTAGGATGTTAAATGACTAAAGTAGTTAATATTAAAAAAGAACCATGTGATATAAAAATATGTCGTCCATCAAAATGGGGGAACCCATATATAATTGGTAAAGATGGAAATAGAGCTGAAGTAATTAAAAAATATCATATGTGGATTATACATCAAAAAGAATTAATGGATTCATTACATGAATTAGAAGGAAAAAAATTAGGGTGTTTTTGCTCGCCATTATCTTGTCACGGTGATGTTCTTTTATATTTAATACGTAGAATAAAACAAGATAAAATTATAAGAGAGTTATGGGAATAATATGGATTTTACTTATTTAAATCAACCACCAAGGAAGTTTACGTTTGAGCAACCCAAGTTGAAATTATGGACTGAAAGTTGGTGTAAAGGTAAAGTTCTTAATTTGTTTGCTGGTAAAACGTTATTACATGTTGATGAGTTACGTATTGATATGAATATTGATATGAATTGTGATATAGTTATGGATGCGTTTGATTTTATTAACACTTATAAAGGGCATTATTTTGATACAGTTGTATACGACCCTCCATATAATTACAGAAAATCAATGGAGAAGTATAAGGGTAAAACAGTTAGTAGTCATAAAAAAATAAAAGATATTTTACCACGAGTTATTAAACCAGGTGGTAGAATTATATCGTTTGGATATGATAGTGTTGGAATGTCTAAATCAAGGGGGTTTAAAAAAATTGCTATATGTTTAGTATGTCATAATGGAGCACACAATGACACAATATGTTTGGTCGAGTCGAAGCTTGGCAAAGATTTAAAATATTTTTTTGAAGGAGATTAGAAATGGAACCAGTTTATGTTATTATTGATGAAAGAGCGAGAAATAATTTTGAAAAGGAGTGGCAAATAGCTTATGGTTATTCTGAATGTGAGATTTTTCATGATTTTGAAGAAGCAGTTGTTGATTTTGAAGAATATATTGATGACTGGGAAAATACTTATATTATAGAAAAAATTGACAGTGAAGGTAGGGAGACAGTATATAGAAGATAAATTAATAAAAATGGCTGGTATATTAAGTTTACCAGCCATTGTTGTCTGGAGAATAGAATTATGTTTAAACCAATATTTATAGAAGAAAAAACCATTGATAGTATGTGGTTTAAGTTATTATATGAAGTATATAAAAATGGAAGAGTCAATCCAATTGATACGGGAAGTTTTGCTGGGTCTAGTAGATTAGAATTTGATTTTGTGGCTGGAACTATTATGTATCCAACAACAAGACCTTTAGCGCCTATTATACCTGAAGGAGTACCACCAGTTACAACAGATAAAGATATTTTAAGTTATTTTATAAATTATTTAATGAATGGTGAGTT